CAAGTTGAAGTACCGCTTCTTCTCGACCGACCAGACCGGCACCCGCATCGTCAACACCTACGTCGAGCGGATCACCGACACCGGCATCGAGGAGTACGTCAACGACGAGCTGATCTCGGCGCGGCCCAACCCGCTCGGCGTGATCCCGATCGTCTACATCCCCAACATCCTGATCTCGGGCAGCCCATGGGGGATGTCCGACATCGCCGAGATCATCCCGCTCAATCGTGAGTACAACGAGAAGGCCGTCGAGATCTCGGACATCGTCAACTACCACTCGGCGCCCGTCACGGTGATCACCGGAGCCAAGGTGCCGCAGTTGGAGAAAGGTGCCCGCAAGACGTGGTTCCTGCCCAAGGACGCCAAGGTCGAAACGCTGCAGTCCACATGGCAGCTGGAAGGCATGCTCGCCTATATGGACGTCGTCAAGCGAGGGATGCACGAGATGACCGGCGTACCCGAGCAGGCACTCGGGCAGGTGCAGCCGATCTCGAACACATCGGGTGTGGCGCTGGCGATCCAGTACGCCCCGACGATGCAGCGCTTCCGCATGAAGAAGAACAACTTCGAGTCGGGCTTCCAGCAGATCAACGAGTTGGTGCTCCTCACGCTGTTCCAGAAGGAACCGCAGTCGATGGTGTTCAACCCGATGGAGGACACCGCTCCCAAGCCCGGCCAGCTCACCCAACTCGATCCTGCTGACCCCAACAGCTACGAGACGTCGGTCTACTGGCCCGAGCCGCTGCCGGTGGACATCCTCGTCAAGCTCAACGAGATCACGCAGAAGATGCAGCTCGGGTTGGAGTCCAAGCGCGGTGCACTGGCCGACCTCGGCGAGGAGTTCCCCGACGAGAAGCTGGCCGAGATCTTCGCCGAGATCCTCGAAGACGCCAAGGACCAGGGTGCGTTGCAGCTGCAGACGTCGGCGATCCAAGCAGCGATCATGGCGCTGACCGGCATCGTCCCCGGGACCGGTGAGCAGGTCGATCCCGGCGGCGGTGATGAGGGTGGCGGAGCCAATAAGCCCGATGCCGGCGGCACTGGCACCATGCCTGGTCTCGTGCTCGATCAGAACACGATGAACATCATGAACGACCTGACGACCCGTGCCTACCTACCGCGCATGGGTCAGTTCCGTAACCCCTCCGACGCCAGCAACGACTAGCGTTCGACCTCTCCACGCTGCGTCGTTAGGCTTCTACGCGCAACGTCGAACAATCTGCGGAGGCATTCAATGACGGACAGCATCACGGTTACTCCCGATCCCGCCGAGAACAACGGTCAACAGAGCTTCAACGCAACGACCGGCAACACCGGTAGCGGGTTCCTCACAGGGGTGCAACCCGCTCCGTACACACAACGGGTCACCACTGCCGGCGAGCCGCAGACGCTCACCCCCGAGCAGATCGCTGCGCTCAGTGCGCAGGCGGTGCAGCCGCAGCTGCAGCAGCAGGGCGAGACGTTGAGCGAGATGCAGCAGCGGATGGCGGCGATGCAGACCGAGATCGATGCCGCTCGCACTGCTCGTGAAGCGGCCGAGGCTGCCGCGGCCGAGGCCGAGCAGGCACGTCTCGCTGCCGAGCAGCAGGCTGCCGAGCAGGAGATGTCGGCCACCGAGTTGGTCGGCAGGGTCCGTGAGGAGATGCAGCAGCAGTTCGAGCAGATGCGCGCCGCCGCCGATGCGAGCAACGCCATCCTCGAACAGGAGCGTCAGTACAACGCCCTGGCGGAGTACAAGGCGCAGCGCCTCGCCGATCCCGAGATCGCCGCCGCCGTGATGCCCCACCTGCACCAGTACATCGTTGGCAACAGCGAGCAGGAGATCGAAGAAGCGATCGCTCGCGCCGCACAGACCTCCAACTCGATCGTCGGTGAGTTCCAGTCGTACCAGCAGCAGTACCGCCAACAGGCTCCCGGTGTCTCCACCGCCGTACCAACCACTGGTCCGATGGAGGCACAGCAGTCCGAGCGCCAGATGTCAGCTCAGGAGATCGCCGCTCTGCCGCCGGCCGAGTACGCACGGCTGCGCCCGCAGTTGCTGCGCGCTGCCGGCAACGCATACCGCGCCAACCAGGGCAGGTAGCTCCCGCCGTCGGAAAGGGCCGAACTACTGTCTGTTGTAGGTCAGCACTGGCTTGATCTTCCGACCTTCAAGGAGTAACTCATGCCCGATATCTCAGGTGGCATCTCGGGTACTGGCAACCTGTACTCGGGTGTGACCAACGGTGCCAACCCTGCAGTCGTGCCGGTTGGTGGTGCCTTCCTCGGTGTGCAAGCGCCGCCAGGACCGTCCGGTCTCGTCACCCAGGGCTATCCGCAGGGCACGGCGATCACCGGATCGACGTCGCTCACCCCGGCGATCCAGACGGTGTGGAGCCGGGAGATCCTCTTCCAGGCGATGCCGATCTTGCGCTTCGAGCAGTTCGCCGTGAAGAAGACCGAGCTGGGAGTCACTCCCGGTTTGACCGTGAACTTCATGAAGTACAACAACCTCGACGTGGACTCGGTCAACGGATCGACCCTCACCGAGGGTGTGCGCATGTCGACTCGTGCGCTGTCGGCGTTCCAGTACCGCATCAACGTCGCCGAGCAGGGAACGGCCGTCGCCGTCTCGGAGCTTCTGCTCCACGCATCGTTCGACGACGTGATGGCGTCGGCCTCTCGTCTGCTCGGGCGCCACATGGCGCAGTCGATGGACTACCAGGCCCGCAACACGCTGATGACGGCACCCGGTTCCGAGGTCTACGGATACGACGATGCCGCTCCGTACCAGGGCGCCTCGTCGAACATCTACGACCCCGGCACCAAGGCAGCTACCGCTGCCGCAGTGACCGGCGCCGTCGCCGCCACGAACAAGTACTACCTCACGCCTCATACCGTGAAGGACGCTGTGCAGGCGCTCGCCTCGCTCAACATCCCCCGGCTCGGCGAGACGTACGTGATGTTCGCCCACCCAGCCCAGGCCCGCCGGTTGCGTGACTCCCCCGAGTTCATCGAGGTGACCAAGTACGCCGCTCCCGGGAACTTCATGCTTGGCGAGATCGGCCGACTGTGGGACGTGGTCATCATCGAGACCACGCAGGTCGCCTACGCCGCTGCGGGTGCGGGCAACAACTACTACGAGGGGCTGATGATCGGCGACAACGCCTTCGGGCACGCCGTGTCGCTGCCCGTCGAGCTGCGTGACGGCGGCGTCCTCGACTTCGGCCGTGAGCATGCCCTCGCCTGGTACGCCATTTGGGGCTGGGGTTCGATCACGCCGCAGGCCGTGGTCCGCGTTCTCACCAACTGATCCCCTGATCCCCCTCAGGGTCGAAGACGAAGCTCCCCGGCGGGGGAGCTTCGTCGCGTACCGTTGAAGTTGTGGCTGCAGACGAACACCTCGGGTTGCAGTTCGAGTATCAGCACTTCCCGCCGTCCGAGAGTGGTGTCTCGTTCGACCAGCACCGGATCTACGCCAACGTCGGTGACACCGAGGTCGGCCACATGTCGTGGAGCCACAAGGGCGTCCACTACATCGAAGCGCGCCTACCTCGCCAGGGCATCGCTACAGCGTTGTGGAACGAAGGTCACCGGTTGGCATCGGAGAACCCCAAGATCGTCAAGCCGGCGCACTCCCCCGATCGCACCGACTCCGGTGACGCTTGGGCGCGAGCGGTCGGGGGGCGCCTTCCCCGGCGCCGAAGGGACGAAGGTTAGAGTTGGCCTGATGGCAACACGCAGAACAGCAACCACCGAACCGATCGAACAGCCGGGAGATCTCGGTCCTTCTGGTGTGCGCAGTTTGGAACCGGAGCCTGATCCCGGCCCGGACTACCAAGGTGTCGACGAGATCGAGCAGCAGATGCCGACCGGCGACATGACCAGGACGGACAACTTCTACACCACGCCCGGTGTCGTCACCGAGATCGAGGAGTTCGAGCCACAGATCGTCGAGGGTGACGAGCCGACGTACCGCATCCGCCTGACCCAGGATCTCGAACCGATCTTCATCGGCATCGACTTCCCGGTCCCGGCGATGCGCAAGGACGTCCTCTACGAGGTCAACCAGCGCATCTACGACTATCTCCTGCCGAAGGGCTTGATCCAAGGGAAGTGAACATGGCTACCAGCAAGTCATCCTCGTCAACCGAGCCGGAGCCGGAGGCGGAGGTCACCACCACCGAAGTTCCGCCGGTCGAATCCGAAGTCCCGGCACCATCGCCAACTGCGGTGGACGATGAGGGCAACTACGTCCTCCCACCGACGTTGCAGGAGGCCGGCCTCGTCGGCGTCGTCGGCGTCACCGCCGGGCAGTACTCGACACCGAGCGGGTCGTTCTACGCCGTTTCCCCCGGACAGGCGTACGTGATGACGGGTGACGACGCCACCGCTCTCGTCGAGCAGGGCGCCGCTGTCAAGCTCGAAGACATGTCCCCTGGCTGATGCCGTACAACGTCCCCAATTCGGCGGACGTTGCCGCCATCGACCTTGCCGAGCCGGATAACGCTGACTTCGTAGCGCTCGGGTACCACCGAACCGGGGTGGTCTCCGGTGGGACCGTGACGCAGTCGCCAACACCGGCCATGTCGGTGTTGGTGGCTGCCGCCGAGATCATCATCAACGACGTCCCGTACACCAAGACATCGGCGACCGTCACCCTCGATCCTTCGACGTCTGCCCCTCGCTTCGACATCATCGGGTGGAACCTCTCCGGCAACCCGGTGGCTATCAAGGGAACGCCGAGCAGCACCAACGCAGCGGTGCCGGCGTTCGACTCGACGGTCTTCTGCATGTCGGCGATCGTCTACATCAGCGCCAGTGCGGTCTCGATCACCAACGCCTACATCGTTCAGAAGCAGGTGGCGCCGATCACCAGCCTGCGTCGCAACTACGCCGCCGACACCGACACCGTGTTCGAGTGGACGACGCCGACGAAGACGAGCGGTTTCAAAGCACTAGCCAGCGGAACCCTGCAATGGGTCTCGTCCACGCTCTCCCGTACCGCTGACGCAGCGATGGACTGGGCGACGTCGTTGACGATCCGGCAGAACGCCTCGGGCACACCGGGCCTGATCTTGAAGTCGGCCACGCCGAGCGGGATCAAGGGCGACTTCATCCTGCAGGTGCAGCCACAGACGGCGACGTCCACGCTCGCCGGCATCGACACCATCGGGCGCCTCGTCGGGCTGAACCTGCGCTCCGGCGCCGGCTCACCAGAGGGCAGTGTCCTCGCCGACCGCAGCACGATCTACCTCAACGAGACCGCCACGGGCGGCAACGACGCCCTGTACGTGAAGACGACCGACGCCCTCACCACCGGGTGGGTGGCGCTTGGTGCCTACGTCTCATCGGCCCAGGCGATCCCCGTCGGCGGCGTGGTGCAGTGGCCGGGCACGATCGGTACCGACACCGTCCCCGCCGGCTACCTCTACTGCGACGGCAGTGAGCAGGCGACCGCCACCTACCCGGCGCTGTCGTCGTTCTGTGGGACCAAGTTCGGCAGTGCCGCCTCCGGCAACTTCAAGCTGCCCGACTACCGCGGTCGCACGATGTTCGGTGTCGACGGCACGCTGACCACGTTGGTCGGCCAGAACATCGGCGCCGACTCGGTGACGCTGTCGATCAGTCAGATGCCGGCGCACGATCACGTCGTCCAAGACCCGCTGCACGATCACCCACAGAGTGGTCAGTACCCCTATGTCGTACCGCAGGCGTACCTCCCGCCGTACAACCTCAGAGCCAACGACAAGTCGGGTGTCGGTATCAATCTCGAATCGCCCGAGAAGGGCTTCCACCGGACCAGTACTGGGGTGACGGTGGCGCCGGCCGGAGGCGGACAGTCGTTCTCGACCTACCAGCCATCGCAGTCGACCAACTTCATCATCAAGACATGAGCCTCGACCGCTTCTACACCAGCCGTGATGCCAAGGAAGGCGTGATCTTCACCGGCAAGAGCAACGACCCGGTCGACCCCGCTGGTGACAACTATGAGCCGGGCATGTACGAGTTCATCGAGGTCGCTCAGACGGACGACCTGTTCGACCGCGACTGATCTACGCTGGCCTCATGGGTCGTAGCATCGAGTCGTTGATGTACGACGCCCGCTCGTGGCTTCGTGACTTCCCGACCTTCTTCACGGCCTCCTCCCCCGCCGTCGGTGTCGCCAACCGCACGATCAACCTCCCCCATATGAACGTCGCCGTCGGTGGTCTCGTCGCATGGGCCACCGACGGCACCAACAACTGGAACGGTGTGCTCGACGACCACGAGATCACCGTGACCGGTAGCCAGTTCGGCTACATGCTCGACGAGCGCAACGGCCTGCTGCGCGTCGGCACCACACCGAGCAACCCGGCCTTCACCAACACCGCCCACATCAACATCGAGGGCTACTACACCGACTGGGTAGCCGACCAGGACTTGAAGTTCCACACCACCAACGTCATCGCCGAGTACAGCTACGGCCAGCCGACATGGACGTTGGAGACGATCGGTGATGTCGAGGCCGATCTCGTCGCTCTGCGCACGGCGTGCGACGTGCTCTTCGCTCTGCTCGTGCAGTACTCCCGGGACATCGACGTGTCGACGCCGCAGGCGATGAGCATCCCGGCGACGCAGCGCTTCCATCAGGTGAACCAGCTGCTCTTCGGACAGGGTGGTCTCAACGACAAGTTGAAGGCCAAGGAGGACATGCTCGGCGTCGGCTTGGGCCGTGCCGAGATCGGTACGTTGCGCCGAGTGAGCAAGACCACCAACCGCCTCGTACCGGTGTACGTGGTGCGTGAGTACGACGACATCTCCCGGCCGCGCCGGCTGTTCACCGAGCCAGACACCATGGGTCAGTTCTCGCCGCCGACTGGCTTCACCCCGGGGCGTGCCCTCATCGAGGCGCAGGGCGGCACCGTGGTCGTGGAACCGAACCCGTGACATGGCCGACCCCCGTGTCGAGCTAGCCGCCGTCAACCGTCACCTCGGCTGGTGGCAGCACACGCACGGCGAAGTCGTGCTGTGGTACGAGCTGGACGGTAAGCAGTCGGTGTACAACGCCGTGTTCAACGTGCGCAACAAGGTGTACCGAGAGCCGGTCGCCGTACCGGTGCTGTGGGTGATATCGACCGAGGACACGCAGGAGAACACGCCCGAGGGCAGCCGGCTCGTCACCACCCTGCAGCTCACCGTGACGATGAACCAGATGCGGCGCACCGGGGTGTCGGACCCCTACGACTACGAGCGCCATCTCAACGACCTCGTCGTCTACTCCGGCGAGTACTACTCCGTCGGCGAGTATTCGTTGCTCGGGCGGCTGTGGCGTGACGACGTGATCATCGCCATCAACGCCATCCACGTCTACCCCGAGGAGGAGCTGGTCGGCTCCGAGGTGCCCGACGCTGCACGAGTCGCCGAATCGACACGTCCCTCGCTGGGCATCAACGACTCGGAGCCGCAGACGTGGCTGAACTACCCGCCGCCGGCACTACAGGCGGTCGCCACCGGCACGATCAGCGGTGGCTACTCGTGGTCGCTGAGCGGGGTGCCCCTCGGCTACGGCGCCGGCACCTACGGAGCAGGACCATACGGAGGTACGCCATGACCGACACACCCTCTCCCCCCGAGCCGGGGCAACCGCTGTGGGGTGACGACCTCAACGCCTACCTGCTCTCGTTGGAAGCGCGCATCGCCTCCAACGAGGCGCTGTTCGCCACCGCAGGCGGTCGGATCGACTCCGTGGAGTCGTCGGTCACCGACCTCGACGAGAGGGTGTCTGCTCTCGACGGTCGGGTGGCGGCGGTCGAGTCCAAGCCCGAGTACATCTTCAACAGCTACTCGTGGCAGTACACCAACTCGGGACCGCCGCCCACCGGCAATCAGGTGCGCTTCGACAACGCCGACCTCACACTCGCCACCATGGCGATCTTCCGCTTGATCGACAACGACGGCGCCGACCGCACGCCGCTCTTCCAGCGACTGGTCGATGGGTCGCAGCTCTACATCGGAGACTGGGACAACGCCGCCGTCAATCACCACTTCCGCGTCACCGGGCCGGCGAACATTGCTACCTCCGACGTCACCGTGCCGATCGAGTGGGTCGACGGTAACGGCACCATCCCCAACGCCAAGGTCAACGTCGGGTTCCTCGTACCCGTGACGCTGTGATCGCCCCGTAACTCCGAGGCCCACAACTACTGTTGGCCATGAGACCGGATTGCGCCCGGCTCCCCAACAGTTAGTAGGTGCGTTAGCAGTGACAAGGCCACTGTTTGAGTTCAACACGTCCGCCCTAGAGGCGCTCAGTGGTGATCTCTTGTTGCAGCACCTCGCTGATGCGCAGACCGCCGTCGAGGACGGGGTCCGTGAAGCGCTGCGTAAGCAGGCGCCCAACGAGAAGTTCGACATCTACTGGGAGGGCGATCAGATCGTCGTCGGTCTGACCGAAGAGCAAGCACGGCGTGAGTTCGGTGAACCCGGTACTCCGCTGGTTCCGTCGGTGCGTACTGCACTGGCCAGCGCGGCCGAGCACCTCCGCTCGCAGTTGGTGATCCGTGAGTGACACCGACACCAGAGTCGACACGCTCAACCGTGGCCTGATCCTCGCCGAGTCGGCGGCGCTGAAAGCGAAGCTGTCCGGTCTGGCCGTACCCCGCCCCGGTGCCGAGCCGCGCCGGGTGCGCACGTACTTCCGCTACCCCGACGAGCAGACCGAGCGCATCTACCCGTTCATCACGATCGAGTTCATGACGATGCAGTTCGCCACCGATCGGGCGCACTCGGTGCACCAGATCCCGATCGCCTACTGGCCGAGCGAGTATCCGACCTTCGACGAGTACGCCCAGGCACACAACCTGACCCAGTGGACCGGCCGGGTCGGCTCGGCCGAGGTCGTCTACTGGCACCCGTACAACATGCTGTTCCAGATCTCGGCCCACAGCCGAGACCCCCTCGACGCTCTCTACCTCGACGGCCAACTCGTCGGCACGCACTACATCCCCGATCGCTGGGGCTACCTGCACGTCCCCGAGGACGGCTCTGACCGTTGGCTCGATCGCATGGAGATGCGCACCGCCAACTACCTCGAAGGATCCCCGCAGGGGATGAACCAGACGGTGTTCCGCACGATCTACACCGTCTCGGTCAATGCCTACGTACCGCCGATCGATCCAGTGGTCTACCTCCAAGCGCTGCAGATCATGGGCATCATCATCCGCATCTCGCAGACCCCTGGGGCGGATCCCGAAGTCCTGTCGTCTTGGATCAACGAAGCCCCGCCATCTCCCTGAGCAAAGGACACACCTATGCCCGCCGCAACAACCATCACCGACACCTACTTCCCCGGCGTTCATGTTGTGGAGAAGCCGTTCCAGCCGGGCGTCTCCAACACCGCTGACGTCACCGCCTTCGGAGCGTTCGTCGGGCAGTCCAACCAGGGTCCGCTCACCCCCACCGAGGTGCGCTCGTGGCCCGAGTTCACGCAGCTCTTCGGGGTCACCTACACCGACCTGCACAACGCCGTCTACGACTTCTTCACCAACGGTGGTCGTCGGGCGTACGTGGTCCGCCTCACGCCGACCGGTGGGGCGCCGGCCTCGCTGATCGTCTACGACTCGGCGGTGGTTACGCCTCCCGGTCCTCCGGGGGCGCTGCTGTTCACGGTGACGGCGACCAACATCGGAGCGTGGGGCAACAACCTCAACGTCGTCTGCTACATCCGCGACCCCGTCAACTACCGCTTCGACGTGGCGGTGTACAGCGTGCCGACGGGGGTGACGCTCGACTCCTCCAAGCGCAACAGCGAGTACCTCATCTCCCAGTGGAACGATGTCTCGCTGTTCCCCAACGACGACCGCTACCTCTACACGGTGACCAACCCGCCGTCCTCTACGAGCACCCCGCTGGTCACCTTCACCCCGGGCGTCACCTACAACCCGAACCTGCCCAACAACGCCACCAACCGGCCGATGCCGGGCACGGCCGGCGGGACGGCGCTGACCAGTGGTAGCGACGGCACGTACACCGCTCCCTTCGACGTCGCCTACGCCAACGCCGTGGCATCGATGGCGTCGATCCCCGGACCGTACGTGCTCAACCTCGTCAACCAGACGAAGAAGGAGATCATCACGGCGGCGATCAACGACGCCTCGGCTCGTGGTGATGTCTTCGTCGTCATCGATCCCCCGATCGGCCAGACCGTCGACCAGATCATCCAGTACGCACAGAGCGATCTCGGGTTGAACGTGTACAACTCCAAGGCCGGGAGCTTCGGCAGCATCTACTACCCGCAGGTGTGGATGCCGGCCATCGGCTCGGCCGTGCCGGGCCGTACCGCACTACGTCCCGGGGGCGGAGCGATCGTCGGCCAGTACATGGCTACCGATGACTCGCAGGGTCCATGGCGTGTGCCGGCCGGCCGCAACTACAAGGTCGGTGGTGCGCTGCAGGTCGAGCGCTCCCTGACCGAGCCGGAGCTGACCAAGCTCAACAACAACAACGTCAACGCACTGCGTGTGGTCACCGGGGCCGGCGTGTCGATCATGGGCGCCCGCACCTTGAAGAAGACCGGCGCCGACATGTACGTCAACGTGCGGCGCACGATCATGGAGATCACCCGTGCTCTCACGCTGGCCACCGAGGTGTCGCTGTTCGACAACAACGACGCCCGCCTGTGGGAGCACCTCGAAGGTGTCTGCGCCGACTACCTCGGCAACATCTTCTCGCAGGGCGGGTTGAAGGGCAGCGCTCCGACCGAGGCGTTCTACGTCCGCTGCGACGAGACCAACAACACGCCCAACACCGTCGCCCAGGGCGTCGTCAACATCGAGGTCGGCATCGCCCTGCTGACCCCGGCCGAGTTCATCATCATCACCATCGGACAGTTCGAGAGCGGCACGGTCGCCACGGCTGTGACGATCTGAGGAGGCAACCATGGCACTCACCTTCCCCATCAACGCACTGCCGGCCGACCGCGACCCGCTCCGCAACTTCGTCTTCCGCGTCAACTTCGTTGGCGGCGGCACCGGCATCGCCACCTCCTTCGCGCAGATGGGCTTCATCTCCGTGTCGGGTCAGGGGATCCAGACGGAGATGATCCCCTACCGCGAGGGCGGCGACAACACGATCACCCGCAAGATGCCGGGGCAGTCCGATGTCGGGCCGCTGCAGCTCATCCGTGGCGTGTTCATCAACGCCAACGCCTCACCGCAGTACAACTGGATGCGGCGTGTGTTCTCGGTCCAGTGGGGCAAGGGCGGCACCGGGTGGTCGGGCAACTTCCGCTGCGACATGATCGTGCGGGTCATCAAGCATCCGGTGACGTACTGGAACAAGGACGACTACGGTGACCCCCGCGGCCCCAAAGCAGCCGGCATGTTGACCCGCTACTACAACTGCTGGCCAGGGGCAATCCAATGGAACGACCTCAACGCCGGAGACAACTCGGTGATGGTCGAGACGATGACCGTCCACCACGAGGGATTCTCGGTGTACTACGGCACCAACGCCCAAGGCACCAACGCCGGAGTGGATTCCGCGAGGGACGCAGTCAGGTAGCCAGAGCGACGGAGGGAACATGACGAGCGAGCAGACCGAGTACGAAGGGCTTTCACCAGACGACTTCGATCCCGAGAAGGTCAACCCAGGTGGTGAGGTCTTCGACATGTCCCAGTGGACGGAGACGCCACCGGGGGAAGCGCCGGAGAGGGAGTTCCACCCCGGGGCGATGATGCCCGACGACATCAACGCCTCGTTGGAGCGGATGCTCGAAGACGCCCGCCCCGACGTACCGGTGATCGACGAGCCGCCGGCCGGAACCGTCGAGCTGCTGTGGGGGATCGAGGTCCAAGGACAGCGCTACCACACGGCAGTCGTGCGGGAGCTGAACGGTGGTGACGAAGAGGTACTAGCGCGCCTGCCGTCAGGTAACGCCAACTTCAACGTCATGGTGGTCGACCTCCACCTGCGCTGTGCGGTCACGCAGGTTGGCCCGATCGACGTGACGAAGAACCGTGATGTGCTCGGCCAGCTGCTGATCACCGACCGAGACATCCTGTTCAAGGAGATCCTCATCACGACCTACGGCAAGGAGCGGACGTACCGCGACGTACTGTGTCCCACGTGTGGCTTCGCCGTCGACCTGTTCGTCGATGTCGAGGCGTTGGTGGAGATCAACAACGAGCGCGAGTTCGCCAGCGACCGCTTCGCTGTGGAACTGCGCGACGGCACCCAGGTGCTGATGCACTACGTCACCGGCAACGATCAGCTCAGCGTGTTCCACTCCACGGCGAAGTCGTTGACCACGCCTGAGGCGAACAGTGCGTTCCTCGCCACCTGTGTCGAGAAGGTGAACGGCAAGGCGGTGGCCGACCCGGAGAAGTGGGCGCTCGAACTGGGCGCCCGGGACCGGGCCAAGATCGTGGAAGCTCTACTGGACATTCCAGTCGTCGGCTTCAAGGAGGTTGAAGTGCCCTGCGAGAAGTGTGGAAATCGGCTCCCCACACGGATCGGTTGGGCCGACCTTCTACCGAATTAACTACCAGGCCATCTATGCCCACTACACGAGGCTGATCGAGATCTTCGGATGGAACCCGACGGTCTGCAAGGCGCTGACGGTTCGTGAGCGGAACTACTGGATCGAGTACATGGACTACAAGGCGCGCATGGAGCGGTACCGCAAGATGATGACTCCCGTCAGGGCGTCCTAGATGCCGCCGCCCAGTGAGCCGGCGGTCGGCCTCGGGGCGGCATCCGGTACATCGAGTCGAGTGGGAACGGGGCCGAGCAACGGGCCTAACACCCGCTCTCCGTCGGCAACGCTCTCGGCCAAGCTGAGCTGGGACGGCATCAAGGGATTGGCGGCGTCGTGGAAGGAGATGGCTTCCTCGACGAAGGAAGTGCTCGCCAACCTCAACGGGATCCTCTCGTTGGCACGTACCGGCGGCTCGGTCCTCAACCAGCTCGGTAAGGGCGGTGGTCCGGTCGGCCAGTCCGGTAGCGCTCAGACCAGCAACACGTGGATGGCCAACGTGCCGTCGGTCGCTCAACGGATGGGAGGTGGGCCGGCTGCGGGCGGTCAGCTTCGCCCTGGTGGAAACCTGGGCTGGACGAACAACATCGCCAAGCCGCCGACGCCTGTCGGAGTCACTCCGCCGACCACCTCGCCGACCATCGCCCAATCGCAGGCACCGAACGCCAACTCGATGCGTGGGTGGATGCAGTTCGTCAACCGTGGGCCGGGGGCAACCGGCGGAGGTGGTGGGACTACGCCGCCGGCCAACGGTACTGCCGCTCCGGCCGAAACGGGTGGCGGCGGTAACTCGATGGGGTGGCTGAGCAAGGTCGGCTTCGGGGCGATGATGGCGGCGCCGGTTGTCGCCGGCATGGCTGGCGATCGTCTGCACCGCAACATGATCGAGAGCATCCCGCTCTCGGCCCAGGCGACCTTCGCTGCCTCGATGTACGGGGGCAGCCCCAACCAGATCGAGATGGAGCGCTTCCGGGCGCTCGGGCAGTTCGCTGGGTCACGCCAGGACGTCGCTCAGACCGCAGCGTTGTCCTACCGCATGGGTCAGACCCCGATCCAGGCGACCCAGTACATGCAGACGCTTGGTACCGCCGCCCAGGCGTTCGGTGGTACGGCGACGACGACACAGCTCGCTCAGGCGCAGGCCGGGTTCCTCGACCCGATGGTGCTGCGCCGGCAGAAGTCGATGGGCATCCCGATGGCGCGCATCGGCGGGCAGGTGCGCGGCGGGTTCGACATCGCCAAGGACTACATCCGCAACTACGAGATGCGGTTCAACAACGGGCGCAAGCTCAACCAGTTCGACTACATCAACCTCGGCACGCCCGGGTCCGCCCTGCGCATCCGCTTCCAGACGATGTACATGCTCGACGACGAGACGATCGACACGTGGATCGTCACCTACGGGCTGCAACAGGCACAGGCCGGCGGGACCATCGACTACAACTCGTCGGCCTCGCTGAGCGCGGCCGGGCTGAACACCAACCGGCTCGGTCTGCAGGCGCTGAGCACGCAGACAGCCGGCTCCCGCCGGGAGGCCAGCTTCCTGCAGCAGACCGAGTCGGGACAGGTCAGCAACCTGCAGACCGAGCAGAAGATCCAAGAGGCGCTGACCGGCGTCGAGGACGCAGCCAGTGGACTGATCACCGAGTTCGCCTCCCTCGAACGAGTCGTCAAGGCGGTCACTGGTGGTCTCGGTCTCCTCGGCGGGATAGGGATGGCCCGTGGCGTGTTCGGTGGCGGAGGAGGCGGTGGCGGCGGCGGTGGATTGCTCTCTGCTGCGCTTGGTGGAGGTGGTGGTGGCGGTGGAGGTGGTGGTGGCGGCGGCGCTGCTGCTGCCGGCGGACTCAGCATGGCTGCACGTGCCGGATTGGGTGTGGGTGGTGCAGCGATAGGCACCGCCGGCATCGTGCAGGCGGTCAACGCCAAGGACTGGGGTGACATCTTCCAGAGCGTCGGCGAGACCACGCTCGGCGGTGCTGCGATCGGCACGGCCATCGCCGGCCCCGGATTTGGTACCGCTGCCGGCGCTGCCCTCGGTGCCACAGCTGGCGTCGGCCTCAACATTTGGGCTTCCTTGGTGGGCAGCAACGGCTTCACCGAAGAGGAGCAGCGCGAACAGCTCGGCGCTCAGATGAGGGCTGCCGACATGTCCGACAAGCAGATCATCAACGCCTACCGGCACTGGTACATGACCGAGGGTCCGGGCAAGGGGATGACCCGGAACGATGACGGGACGTACACGTCCAACGGCAACAGTGCTCAGTTCCCACGTGAACCAGACATGTCGAGATGGAACATAAAGGTCGATCATGCCAAGTACCCGGAGATCTCGGGGATGATCGACCTGTTCCAGCGGCGTAAGGCAGATCTGATCGTCAAGTGGATGGATGCCGCACAGCAACGAGACCGCACGGCATTCAACAACGCTGTCAAGTTCGCCGCACGACAGGGAGACAACAACTCAGAGTCGCAGGTCTTGGGTGACTGGATGGACATCCGCAACGACTTCGCCGGCATGGCCACCAGTGGCGGGATGATCGACGATGACGACTACGAAGATGCCGGCAACCGGCTCATCGAGATCTCCAAGATGCTCCGGGCACCTACGTACACGGCCCGGTACCAAGGTGGTGACACAGAGCGTCAGATCTACGACGAGTTCTTCCAGGGTCTCTCCCACCCGATGGAGGTGAAGCCGAACTACAGCGACGCTAACTACGAGGTTGCTTCCACGTACTCGACTCCTCTGCAGCAGACGGGCGACCCGACCGATACCACTAGCCAAGCCACCGACACCAGCGGCCAGTACGCCTACGTCAACCGCATGCCGATGGCGCGAGAGCCTAACGACGCTTCGTGGAACGGGATGCACCCGATCATGAAGAAGCGGATCCTGGCGATGATCGCCGGGTCCAAAGGCAAGGTGCACTGGCAGCCGGGCGGCGGTACACGTTCCGAAGCAGAGCAGCGTGCCATGTTCCTCGACCGCTACCGGCCCGGTCCCGGTCGCGATCAGGTCGAGTGGAACGGGCAGACGTGGCACCACATCAAGCTCGCCGTTGCCGCTCCCCCCGGGCGCTCGATGCACGAGATCGGTCTCGCCGCCGACATGGGCGGTGACACCAGCTGGATCGTCAAGCACGGCAAGGAGTACGGCCTGCGGGACTTCCACGATGTCAACGGCGAACCGTGGCACGTGCAGCCGGCCGAGCTTCCTGGTAGCCGGCGTGACTACGAGGCGGGTGGCTACGCAGCGATTTGGGGTACGACGGTCAGTAGCGAAACCGATGGCGGTGGAGGTGCTGGTGGTGATTCCGGTGAGAGTGGCGGCGGCGGTGGAGGTGCTGGCGCCAACATCGCCACCGGCCTCGGCGGTGGCAGCGCCAGCCTGCTCGGAGGGATGGCGTCGAGCTTGTCACTGTTGCAAGGAGCCGGCGGGTTCGTAGGCGGCGGCGGCGGCAGTGACGGCGGTGGTGCTGCCGACACCGGAACGCCCGACACAACGAACGACTGGGCCGGCGGCAAGATGACCGGCGATCAGGTTGCCAAGATGGCCTACTCGGTCGGCTTCCGCGGCCAGGGTCTGATCAACGTCATCGGCATCACCAACCGTGAGTCGGACTGGGATCCGTCGGCGCACAACACCAACCGTGGTACCGGCGACAACAGCTACGGCCTGAGCCAGATCAACATGCTCGGCGACCTCGGCCCGTCCCGCGCCCGGCTGTTCGGGATCACCAACTACGACGACCTGCTCAACCCGTTGGTCAACTTGAAGGCGATGTACAAGCTGTCCAACAACGGACAGGACTTCGGCCCGTGGCTCTCGTACCGGCCCGGTCTCGAACTGAGTGCCGAGCGCGTCAACACCGCCACCGAGATCGTCAAGCGACTGAACCTCGGCGACGCCGTGTTCGATCGCGGCAACAGGGGTGCTGTAGCTCGGAGTCGCAATGCTCTGTCGGCACGTGAACAGCACGAGGCTCGCCAGATCATCTCCAACGCTCATCTCGGCGACCCCGTCGCCGATCAGATGCCAGGCGCTGCGTTCGCTTCGTCAATGCCGAGCAGGGCGGCTTCTCGTGGCTCGGGCGCCACCATGAGGAGTGCTGGTGGCGGTGGGATCAACGTCAACGTCACGATCCAGTCGAACGGCAACTACGCCTACGACGCCAAGCAGTTCGCCAAGGCGGTGCGGCCGGCAATCGAGGCCGAGTACGCCGAGGTCTCAGCGAAGAGGAGCACGTAATGGCAACGAGCGGGAGCAGCGCCTACGGCACCCCGAACCCGTCACAGACGCCGGCTGGCGTCACCAACACCACGTACCGCATCAACAACGACTACCTCTACCCCCGCTACGTCGAGCCGCCGATGTTGAAGGGGACGTTCAACAGCAACTCTTGGTTCACCGGAGCCTTCGGGCTGAACGGTCTGGTACGTGGTTGGCTCTACCCCTGCGACATCGATCCTGATCTGGTCAAGGCGGGGCAGTCGACCGCTGCCGGCACAGCCGGCGCTCAGTCCGGTGCCTATGCCACCGTGGTAGCGGCCCGTATGGCGTTGGAGCAAGGCGAAGTCGATACCGGGGCGGCACTCGCCGAGAACGCTGCCGACCGCCCCGCCGCTCTGGATGCTGTCGGTCTTGGCGCTCCGTTGCAGACCGGTGCCTCATGGGTCAAGCCCAAGAAGATCCGCTACAGCCAGGGCAAGCAGTTCCAGTTCAACCCCTTCTCGGTCAGCCTGACGATCGACTTCTCACATGCGTCGGCGCCGGCTGAGTCGTTGCAGGAGAACGGCACCGCTTCCGAGGCGCAGGTCGGCATGGCGCAGACCGGCATCGAGATGTTCTTCGATCGCTCGATGGAAGTGGCCGCAGCCACCAGCGGCATCAAGAAGGTCGACGGCTTCACCATCGATCCGATCTTCGCCGACGTCGGTGTGCAGAAGGATCTGTGGGACGTCTACCGGGTCATCCTCGGCGGCGACCAGGACTACTTCGCCAAGATCGGCAGCCAGCTCATCAACATCGACACGGTCTTCGGGATGAAGGTCCAGCCAGGCAGCGTCACCGACATGACGGGTCGTCTGTTCGACCTCGGTCTGTCCGGTAGCTCGGCGTTCGGCCGTGGCGTCGCCGTCTACTACAACCCGAACATGGTGATCATCGGCTGGGTCAACTCGATGGCGTTCACCTACGCCGAGTTCAACGCCAACTACATCCCGACCAAGGCCAAGATGGACATGGGCCTGCAGGTGCTCTACTCGACGTCGGAGTCGGGCGGCGATGCGTTCGTCGATCCCGCCACCGATACCACCGACCCCACTGACCCCGATTCCACCAACCCCGAGACACCCGACTCCTCCACCAACAACAACGACTACGCCCATCGCAGCGACCACACCGACCGCACGACCGTGACCACCCGCAACGGCACCGTGATCAACGTCTAGCCATGGACCGCTACCTCAACCAGCGCACGGTGAGCATGCCGCACAGCAACGGCACGCAGGTCACCGTGGTGTTGCGCAAGCCGTACTTCCCATCCCGACAAAGGTTCATGACCTACACCGCTACCGCTGCCGATCACATGTGGACGTTGGCCGACCGGTTCTACAAGAACCCCTTCGACTGGTGGACGATCGCCGACATGAACCCCCACATCGAATGCCCGGACGACCTCCGCTATGGGGCGCAGATACTGCTTCCGGTGACGTGACATGGCGGACATCTTCGCTGTCGACCGCATAGCGGTCGATGTCCCCAACTACACGATCGAGGAGCGCTGTGGTCAACACGATCTGCTGACGGTGACCGGGTCAAAGGCAGAGGACTTCCACAACTACTCCGGCCGGCCGGCAAGCCTGGCCATCGACAGTGGGTCCAACTCACGGGTCATCGTCGGGTACCTCGATACCGCCGTGACGACCACCGGGCAGAAGGACGAGACCATCACCACGGTGTTCATGCTCGGGGCGTCGAGTGTGATGCGCTCCGGCGTCGAGCGCACGTGGAAGGACAAGCGCCCCTTCGAGATCGCCCAGGACGTCGTGCGCCCCTACGGCTTCTGCTTGGAGATGGACGCCTACAAGTACACGATCCCTCTGTTCCTGCAGTCGGCCGAGAGCGACTGGCAACTGCTCAACCGGCTGGCCGGCGAGATCGGGATGCAGCTGGTCGGCACCAACACCGTGATCCGCATCATCGATCCGATCATGGAGATCCGCCGCCGCAAGCTCCGCCCGCTGTTCACTGTGGATGTCACCAAGCTCCTCGACTACGCCCACGCCCACAACTCCATACCGCTCGGGCACGAGTCCCGGGTGTTCGCCGGCATCGACAAGTTCGGCCAGACGTTCACCGTCATCGCCAACGAGGGATCGTCGGTCACCTTGCCGGCGCCGGAGACGGTGTCGTCGTTGGAGGAGGCTCTGCTGGCCAAGGAGCGCATCGAGCGCCGCCGACACCGACTGCGTCGCGCCCAGTGCACCTTGAAGTTCAACCCCATCCTGCGCTCGGGCACCACGATCACGTTGACCAACGGCACCAACCGCAACGTCTGGTTCATCTCCGAGGCACGGCACTCGATGACCCGCAGCGACTCGATGACGCAGCTGAGCCTGTACCGGGACGAGGACGATCAGTCGACCACCATCGACGCCTGGCGCCAGTCGATGTGGCCGCGGCCGATCAAGTCCCAGGACCGTTGGATCGGTACCGAGCGATGGGAGCGTGAGCTATGAGCGGCAACATGCTCTCGATCCACGAGGCGTTCGTACGTGGCTTCGATCCGGCGACGAAGATCGCCACCGTCGTCATGCCCGGGCCGTACGGGATGGAGCCGATCGAGGCAGCGCCGTTCACTCGCAACGGCGCCCCACTGACAACCCTCGACTCACTGGTGGCCGGCGACCGTGTGCTCGTGGTGATGCACGACAACAGCGTGCCCGAGTGGGTCTCGACCTACACCGACTGGCCGGCGTCGGCGAACAAGCTCTACGTCAACACCACCGGGGACACGATGACTGGGCCGTTGACGCTGTCCGGTCCTCCGACGAGCAACCTGCACGCAGCTACCCGGGCGTACGTCGATGGCTCGGTGTTCGTCCCCGACGTCTACCAGGCGACCAGCCAGGCGGCGATGCTGGCTCTGCCGGCGACCAAGGGCGACTACTGCATCCGCAACGACGTTGCCAAGACGTTCATCCTGCAGGCCACGCCACC